AAACACTGATTCAGACTCTGCTTTTGGAGCAGTATTGGGAGACCTCGCATAATGGCTAGTATATTAAGAGTAAACACATTAACAGATGCAAGTAGTAATAATTCTACTGCTATGAGTACAATCAATCAAGGTACAGCGAAGGCTTGGGTAAATTTTACAGGTATCACAACAACTGCTCCACGAGATAGTTTTAATATCTCAAGTTTAGTAGATGCAGCCACAGCCGCAACCTATCCTATATCTTTTACATCAAATATGGCAAACGCTGACTACGCAGGTTCTTATTTTCAAAATGGAGCTACTAATGCTACTTATAATGGTTTTAATAATGGTTGGGCAGGTGGTTTTGGCACAAAACTAACAGCTTCTTTTGGTGTATATTCACACAACAATAGTGGAGGTATAGACACAGGTCAAAATGATGTAATAGTACAGGGAGACTTAGCATGACCAAAGCAGCAGAATTAGCAAAGATGGGTGAAGTCCTAACCAATAGTCAGATTGGTGGGCGAAGGAATATTATTATCAATGGTGCTATGCAGGTGGCACAGAGAGGAACGAGTTTTACAAGTGTTTCAGGAAGTGCTTATCATTTAGATAGATTTAGAACTGGTATGGGCGATACAACAGCAAGATTTACTGTTACACAAGCTACAGCATCACTAAATGGTTTTGCAAACTCTTTGAAATATGATTGTACTACAGCAGAATCTAGTTTGAGTAATGCAGGTGCAAGGCTGTTTATTCAGCATAGACTTGAGGGTCAAGACCTACAACAGTTAAAAAAAGGTACAAGTGATGCTGAAAAAGTAACTGTTTCTTTTTATGTCAAGACAAACAAAAGTGGTGTTTATACTGTTGAGTTATATGATGTTGACAACACAAGGTCTATTTCACAAACAATTACTGTTTCTGATGCAAATTGGAATAGATATACATTAACATTTGATGGAGACACAACTGGAACTTTAGATAATGATAATGCAAATTCTCTTGATTTGATTATTCATTTAATTGCAGGAACAACTTATACAGGTGGCACATTTTCTACGTCTTGGTCTTCAGCCACCGACAATACTCGTGTAAGCAGTAGTAATGTAAACATTGGAGACAGTACAGATAATAATTTTGAAATCACTGGAGTCCAACTAGAAGTAGGCGAACAAGCCACACCATTCGAGCATAGGTCATTTGGGGAAGAACTAGAACTATGTAAAAGGTATTATGAGCAATGGAATACTATTAATGGTGAAAATATTTGGCTTGGAACAAGCTATTCTGGTAATAATCCTCATTGTTTCTTACAGTTCAATACACTTAAAAGAGCAGCACCAACAATAACTTTACCAAGTGCTGGTAATAGTGGTAATGCTATTTCTTTTTTAGCAACAAATGGTGGTTATGCTTCAACTATTGGAAGTCACAATGCAGATAAGATAAGCACTAGAGGTAATAGGATAGCAGGCTCAAGTTACAGTGGGATTACTGCAGCTTCTCCAACAACGCTTTTTGCTACTGGAACACCAGTTTTTAAATTTGACTCGGAGTTATAAGATATGAATATAACAAATGCAAAATATATAGATGCAGAAAATACTGGGGTTAACCAAAGTATAAAAGCAATAATAGATGGTGAAACAATGTTTGTACCACTTGACCCTGCTAACAGACACTACCAAGCAATCCTTGAATGGGTAGCTGAAGGCAACACAATAGAGGAAGCTGATTGATGTTGGGTCACGCTGCCATAGCAGAAACTGCTCTTGCTGATGTAGGTGGCGTATTACAAGTAGCCGTAGCAGAGATGAGTGGTATCTCATCTGCAAGTTCTGTAGGTGTAGGAACGCTTGTTGGTGTTGCATCTATGAGTTCAGCCTTCAGTCAAGACACTGAAGTTAGTACAAAAGTAAGTGGTGTTATAGATCTTAGTTCTGTTTTTCTCATCACCGCAGAAGATGTAAAAATTGTAAACTTTACAGATGCAACTTTAAGTACGGAGTTTACACAAACTAGCGATGGTATTACTATAGCATCAGGTGTTGTAACAAAAGATTTAAATTTTACAAAAACAGCGTCTGGAGATATACTGTTTGTAGAAATAAATGCAGGTGCAACGCCAGAAACATATACCACTATTACACCAAGTGGCACGGAGACATGGACAGAGATAACACCAACTGGCACAGAAACATATACAGAAATAGAAGTGTGAGGCAATAATGGCAAGTACATATACATCAAATACTGGAATAGAAAAAATAGGTGCTGGTGAACAAGCTGGTACTTGGGGAAATACCACCAATAACAACCTTGATATAGTGGATAGAACTTTAAATGGTGTTGTAACTTTAACAATCACTGGCAATAAAACACTAACCACAAGTGATGGCACTTTATCAGAAGGACATTATAAAATTTTAGTTTTATCTGGTTCTCCGTCTGGTGCATTTGATTTGACCATAGATCCTAACGATCAACAAAAATGGTTTTTTATAAAGAACTCAACTAATCAAACAGCCACAGTAAAACAAGGCGGTGGATCAGGAACCACGGTAGCTTTAGCCACTAACACTTCTGGTATAATCTTTGCTGACGGCACTGGTGCAAATGCAAATGTGGCATCAGTTCCAACAGATTTAGTAGGAGACACAAGTCCACAACTTGGAGGTGACTTGGACACCAATGGCAACGCAATCTTATTTGGATCTAGTAAATGGGCAATATCATTAGATACTGGTGATAATGAATTATTGTTTAAGTATAATGGCACAACTGTATTTAAGTTAGGATCTAACGGTGCAGTAACATCAGCAAATAATATAACAGCGTTTGGAACAAGTTTATAATGGCAGCATTACAAGCATCTGGAGCCATATCACTTCAAGATATTGAAGAACAATACAATCCCGGAACGAACTTACCAAGTCGAGGATTGAGCGAGTTCTATCTTGGTGGTTCATTGGTTCGTGCTAATGCTGGTAATAATTCTGCTACAAATATGTCGGCTGGTGTGCCTACCTCTGGAACAATTTCATTTAATGATTTCTATAGTAAAGAAAGAGCTTTTAAAAAGACATTTAGTGATGGCGATACAAATCAAAGTGCAGATACTATTTTTGGTGATGACTTTGAAGTAAATTATCCAAAACAACTTGTAGTAGGTTCAGGAGATACTGTTGGGTCAACTAGTACATCTAACGCTGCTTTAACAATAGAAAGCAATGGTGTTGGTTCTATAACTGTTACAAACGAGGGTAGTATCGAGGGTGCAGGTGGAGCAGCAGGAGCAGCAGGTGGTAATGCACTTGAGATTGCTGGAAGTGTTGCCGTAACTTTAGTTAACAATGGTACAATCAAAGCTGGTGGTGGCGGTGGTGGTGCTGGAGGCACTGGTGGTAAAGGCGTTTACACTGCTAATGCTACATTTTCTAACTTAGTTGATGAAGGTGGTGGTGGAACTTCTACACCACAAAGTAATTCTCCAAGCTGGTTTACCACTTATGGTAGTTCTGGAAATGATTTAGATGGTAGAGGTGTTGTTGCAGATAGACAGTGGGGTGGTATTGGAGGGCAATTTAGCCGTGGAATAAATCCATCTCAGTTTGATATAAACTCTCTTGGTGGAGCAGGAACAGGTCTTTCTGGTAACTGTGCCAATAGAGGTCCTATTTACTTTTCTGCACAGACTAATACAACTGGCGTATACACTGTATCTGCTTCTATTAGTTCTTTATATGGAAGTGGTTACGGAACACCAACGATTTCTGTAAGTACAAGTACATCAAGTTCTGGTACTTTAGTTTCTAATAGTGGAACAGCAGGTATTACTGCATCAACAACCACATATTTTACTGTTTTTGGAACAACTGCACACCAAGGAACAACAGCACCAAACTTCTATTATAATTCGTTGAGCGGTTCTGTCTCTGGTACTTGTTTAGCCACACAAGCTGGTGGCTCTGGTGGTGCTGGTGGTGCTGGTCAAGGATATAATCAGTCTGCTGCATCTGGTTCAAGTGGTGGCTCTGGTTCTAACAACTCTGGTGCTGGAGGCACTGGAGGCACTGGTGGAGCATTTGGTACGGCAGGATCAACAGGATCAACAGGCAGTAATGGTAGTGGATCATCAGTAAGTTTCCCAGCTACCGCACCAACAAATGGATCATCTGGATCATCGGGTGGAGCTTCTGGTAAATCAATACAAGGTGTTAGTAATGTTACATCAAGTGGTAGTGGATCATTGACTGGAGGTACAGCGTAATGCCAATGACAGCTTTAAAATTTAGGCCCGGAATAATATCTGACATTACGTCTTACAGTAACGAAGGGGGCTTTGTTGATGGTGATAAAGTAAGATTTAGATTTGGTTTTCCAGAAAAGTTTGGTGGTTGGGAGAAGTATAGTCCTAATCAATATTTAGGTAGTGCTAGAAGACTACATAATTGGGTAGCTCTTGATGGCTCTGACTTCATGGGTATCGGCACACATTTAAAATACTATATAGAAGAAGGTCAAACTTTCAACGATATCACACCTATAAGACAGACGACTGGTGCGGGTGATGTAACTTTTGCAGCAACAAACGGATCTACAACAATAACTGTTACAGACCCAGCACATGGTGCAAATGAAAAAGACTTTGTAACATTC